GGCCAAGTGGGCAGCTGATAATGGATATTATGTAATTGCAAAAAAAGACGAATGCAAAATTGGAAGACACGAACACGGAAACAAAGATTTAGGATTTTGCAATAGTAAAAGTATCGGCTCCCCACCGAGCGAAATTCTTAGAAAGTTTGGAAACTGTATAGGGCATTAGTAATTTTCCAAGAAGTAGTAAGAGAATGTCGGGGCATTTCACAATGCCATCTGCGACGGTGGGCTCCACCACCAACAATCCATTTTTCGAACCAAATTATAATCCATGGGGGAAGAAAAATCCAACTTATAACAAGACTTACAAGACGGGCAGGACCACGGTTGGTGGTATGGTGGCTCGTCCAAATATAGTATTCACTAAACCCAAGTGACAGGGTCCCATAGTCCATGAATTTTAAACCTAAATGGGTAAAGGGGTTGTATAGACCATTCACCTGTATGACTTAATATATCAACTAGAATATGGAAGGCGTATATTTTTCGGAATGAATTTGGAATTAAAATTAGAAACCAAAATGAATGAGGAATTTTATAGAGTAAATCATACAGCCACCACATTCTAATTTCAGACCAAGATTGGGGCCAGTGCGACAGAAAGAGTGCCATCGGGATATCCGGTGCAACTGACCATACCGACCAGCTTCCAAATAAGAGTCTGGTCGTGATGAGGTGTCCGGACCAAAACATCTTTAAGAATAACGGACTTTATTTACAAATGGCTGATATTATTCGTGATATTTCACAGAGTGTTTGGTCAGCATTAGGCCCTGGATATTCTGAGCGCGTCTATCACAACGCTTTCGAGGTGGCTCTGCGTAAGCGCGGGGTCCCCTACGAGACTGAGCGTGTTTTGCCTGTGAATTACGAGGGGACTTTCGTTGGCTTCATGCGGGCTGATATCGTAATTGACAACAAGATCATCGTCGAGCTCAAGTCGGCCGCGCGCCTCACCCCCGCCTTCAGGACGCAGGTCCAGAAGTACATGGAGATTACGGGGTGCGATCAGGGTTACCTCATCAACTTCCCAGTGGATTCATCCATCGTGGAGATCGAGTCGTTCGGCAAGCCCTAAACAGTGGGAATATATTCCCAATGCAATTCATCACAAATTTTCTTCCAAATTGTGTCCTGGACATGAAGCTTCTCAGTTGATTTTAATAGGGGGAAACAGGGCAAGTATTCGTCCTCACTAAGTAATTCACAAAACTTGTAGAGGACATATGCATAGCTTAAAAAATTCTTTCTCTTCAGAGGTTTATGTTTCTCAAAGGGTTTCTGAATTTGGTAAAACATAAGCCTGAGTTTGTCCTCGAGCACCTGGGGCATCGTGGGTGGCTGTATCCCGTTAAGGATAGTGGTTATATAGGGGACATGCTCATAGTACTTTGACTTGTCGAGTTTCTTGAGGAGCCCCTTTACCTTCTCATGAGTAATCTCGGAGAGGTCTTTGATTTTTTGCTTCTTAAATTCGGATCTTAATTGGACTATGACTTCATCAGGTACGCTCGTGGATTCTTTGGCTTGAAACTGGGATACCCACTCGTTAAAGTGGTTCTCGCGCTTGTATGAATAGACTATGTTCTTCTCCATCTCCTGCTCCTCCTTGAACCCCACCTCTTCGCCTTGGATGTACTCGGAGTAACCGCACTCTTGGCAAATCTCTTCACTCACAGCGTCGTCGTGTATTCGCGTGTGCTTCTTACCACACCCTCTACATGGTACGAAGAAGTGATCGCTCTTGGACGACGTTATCACAGTATCTCCTTCAACCTCAACGAGGTACTTTTTGTAAATATCCTTACGCTGAACACCCTTGCGCATGGTGATATTCACACCAAGAGCCTTCTGAGACTCGGCGGGAACTTCACATACTTCAGATGTATATTCCCTGATGTGAGACATGGCAGACAGCAAGTATTCACACAATTCAGATTCTGATTTACATGCACTTACCCTAGTGTTATAGTGACCTTCCATTGCTTTAATAAGAGTAATAATCTTTTATATGAGGCAAAGGTTTGTTCAAATTTTTTTTCCAATTTAAGTTGTTAATTTATTTCTTAATTATAAAAACACCCATACCATTCCAGAACTCGGTCATTGCGGTGTTACGGTTTGTATTACCATCTTGGCCTGTATGAATATCAGTCCATGTATGTCTAATTTCGAATCTTTCCACGATATTAGCACCCAATTCTTTGAAAGCACTCTCGGTACCATTCCGAACATCCGGCCAGTTCCAGTCATCGACAATTATGACAGCCTCGTTTGCTAGAATAGGCCAAACTCTCTTAATACCTTCGTACTGGTCATTGAAACCGTGAGGGCCGTCGTACAGGTAAATATCGATAGGCTCTTTGATTTCGGTAAAATCAAATTTTAGAAAGTCCGCGTCTATGAAATGTATGTTCGAGTCCGGGACGTACTTGGTAAGGTTGCCGTCAAGCTTCTCGCGAGTTCCGTCAAACTCGGAAAAGTTATCAACGGCGTATGCCCTGAGATGAGGATTTTTGTAAAGAGCTGCACACAGGGTTGAACCTGTGTAAGTGCCAACCTCCAGATAGCGAGTCTGGCGATCCGGGAACTCAAGACTGCATATGTTATTGTAAAAATGACGGGTCTTTACGCCAGAAAACCCACCAATCTCATGAAGAGGAACCTCTACAGCCTTGGAGTCGAAACAGTTTGCACCATTAAAACTCTTAATGACGTGTGCCAACATTAATGATAGAAAATTATAAAAAAAAACAAATCTAGCGCATCTCTAGTCTATCTTGGGGGCTAGGTAGAATCGAAGGTCCCCCAGATTGGCGATCGTGTATCTGAACACGACCGGCATGTCCTCATTCTCCGAGTCTTGCATGAGCTGGACGCTCGAACACATGCTTGTAGCCTTGGTGAAGAGGTTGATGTATTTCAGACTGAAAATGTTTCCAGTCCGGGTCACGCTTTCAGGGTACTCGATGATGGTCTCCTGCTCGGCAAAGTCTCCAGAGCACTTGAGGATGAGGTTGGTCCCTTCACGGATGATGCTCATGTCGGCCGCCAGGTTCCCCATATCACGAGAAATCTTCTGAAAATCAATCGAAGGCATGGTCGTGATGACATTCATCTGAATGTCAGGGACCTCGAGGATGTCTTCATTAATATCAAGTAATTTCAGATTAAAATTGGTAACTGATTTTTTTACTGGATTATCAATGGTCATAGTCATGACATCACGACCTACGATTTTGATACTAAGTGTATCCTGGCCACTGACAGACTTGAGAAGCTTGTACATGTTTCCCATATTTAGGCCGGCGGTCACTGGCTCGGGGCACTCGTACTCCTCAAAGTTTTCACACCCCAAATTCATATGCACTAGGGTTACACGTGCAGTGTCGAGGGTCACGATCCTAACCCCTTGATCCGTGAAATACACATTGACGTCATTGATGATGTCTTTCAGAACCTCGAAAACGGTCTTCACCGCCGACGCTTGAATCGTCTTCAATTTCATTGTAAAATAAGAATCCATAATCTTTATCAGAAGTTGAGTGTTCTCGGACCGCTCAAGTTTCTCGCAGGTGCTCGGCGAGCAGCTCTAATGGCTTCGCGTGCGTTTCTCGATCGCTGGGCTATTCTTCTTCTTAGTTCAGCCCGTGCCTCGTTTCTGAATGCATTGTACCAGTTATTTGTACGCTGATTTGCAATGGCTCTTTCAATATTATTTAAATTGAATCTAGCGAGAGCCTCCCTGGAAGCCGCGCGAATATTGGCATTTGTACTCATTGTTGCGGGTCCAGCGTAACCAGTCTGAGCAGCGTTATTGCGAATTCGAGAAACGGCTGCATTGAAATTAGCCGCAGTAGCCGCGGCTTGCGCGCGCCGTCTGTTATTCATACTGGCCTGAGCGGCTCTAAGTGCATTAGCCGCCGAGGAATTATTGTTATTTTGAGCTCGGCGATTGCCTGTAATGCGGACTTTTTCTATATTTTTTCGTCTGAAATTAAGTCTAGTAAAGGGATTTTTTATCCTTTTAGAGTTATTGTTCAAATAGTAATTATTGGACGGGGAACGGCCTATTGGCAATATTCTAATCCGTCTATTCAGGTTTTTAATGGTGGTTCCAAGGAGTTTGGCCAAGGTGTCTGGATTAAGCAGGATGTGGCTTCCCCCGCCGGTTTTAATTTTATACCCAATATTAGCAAGTAAATTGGCAGAGATTGCATTGGTGTTATTATTTGTTATTCTGTGCTCACGCATATTTACTTTAAATAGCAGATCTTTTTTGGTACGCCTGCGTTGGGTTCGAGTTGATTCTCTCCTCCAATTCTGGCGTCATTTTTGGCTGAAGACTTGTTCCATATCTATCGAGTTCAAAGATGCCCCCTGAAGTTTCTGACCCATCGAGGTTTTGGCACATTCCACCCGAGTCCCAGGATTCAAAATCACAGGGAACCATGGACTCGAGCCAGACTTTGACTTCCGAACCCACGAGCATCTTGCCTTGGTCGGTGACAAGGGTCGGCACTCGTGTAATTTTCTGGCTGGGGATCCCCTGTACCGTGACGTTCCAAAAGCGTATGATGGGGGCGAGAGCAGGCTGCCCCTGGATGTACTTTAGAATATCGTGACTGTACTGGCATCTGTCGGAATAGACTAACAGCGCCATCTGTTTATACTTGCAGTTTTTTGTTCCTGTATTATTTTTCGCGCACTACAGTAATGGACAAGTCGCTTATCTTGATACTGATAGCCCTCCTCTTCATCATGTTTTTCTGGAAGGGGGCTGAGGCGGACGGCTACGACGCCGTGGCTGACCAGAAGCAGAGTGTCCATCCAGACATTATTCAGGTGATTATCGAGAAGATCCAAAAGGCCAAGCCTGACGAGTACCCTCTCGAGACCCTCTTCATCAACAAGACGGGGACCGACTCGTACTCTGCACGATTCATGTTTATGAATACTCAGGGCTATTTTGGTACCCAGTACGACGTGCAGGCCAAGGTGTATGAGGACGGCACGGTAAATGTAGTAAATATGACCGATACTGCACAGATTGACAAGTTCGATGCCGGCTTCACCGGCTTCCGCCCAGACACCTACCAGAAGTACGAGGATATTAACGCCAACCTGGATTCGCAGCTCAAGTCCGCCATCGAGAACTATCGCGCCCAGCAGCAGCCCGAGACCGAGCCCACCGTCATGACTCAGAAGTCGATCGGGGCTTTCGAGAAGAACATCCAGAACGACTCTCTCATGCGCGAGTTTATGGCGAAGCAGAAGCAGGCCGAGGGACCTTCTCAGGGCTCGGTCCAGGCAGGCGCCTCTCCTGCCCGGTCTGGCGCGATAGTCGCGTACGGTGCGCCCGTTTTTAATTCAGCCTAAAATTAGGATGATTTCCGCCAAGGATCTCGCAGAAAAAGAGAAGAAGAGGCAGAATATCAAAAAAGAACTATACAAGGCAATTCTCGAGCAATTTTCAAGGAAAATTAAAGCGAGCTTTGACCTTGGCTCCAAATCGACTGTGTTGATTGTCCCAAGCTTTATGATGGGTTACCCAAAGTACGACCTACCAACTGCTGTGAAATACATGGGCCGCCAACTCATTCGATTGGGATACAACGTGAAACTACAGAGCCCCGTGAGTTACACGGTGACCTGGGAAAAGATCAAACCGGATGAGAAAGAGATTGCCGAGCCCGAATTCGAGTTTCCCAGTCTGATGAATCTGAAAAAAACCGCAGAGAAATATAAGAGATGAATTCAGTTTATATAGCCAAGGGAAAGCCTTTGTACAAGGGAATAAAAAATCTCGGGGGTTTCAACGTCAATAGAACATACAGATCTAGACTGTTTTGGCTCACCAAAAATGCTACAAATGCGGCTGGTTACGGAACAGTAGGCCTTTACAAGCCCAAGCGCAAGTTGAGACTTCTCAAATTGACTTATTATACTGTTAAAAAACTGATTGAAGATCCAAATACAAGTGAGAACTTGAGGAATATATTGGGACACACGTGGGGTGGGCCAACAAATACCTACTTAAATCAATACAAGAAAATGCGCAGCATTGCATGGGAGGCTTTTTATCAGAAATACAGGAATAATATGGAAATTTATAACCAAAATACTAATATGTTTTCAATCCAGCCAATTAATAAAATAAATTCTATTTGGAAAAATAAAAAAGGTAACCCCATCCGAGCTGGCCGTATTAGCATGTTAAATATGAATGTAAGAGCATATGGACTTTTAAGAAACAGATTTTCAGACAAATATGATGGGATATGGTCCCCCGCTGTGAGATCACCTTATCACGGGAGTGTAAGTAGGGAAGGTAAGTTTGGATCTGAACTCGTTATATTCAAGCCTGATGAAGTCCTCGACAAGGAACTTTACCCACCTGATAATTTACAGAAGAATTTCAAACTAAAAAACAAACTTGCTCGCGAGGCTTCACAGAGAGGTTACTCTAGAAAATTGAACACCAAACCCATTGAGGGTGCAGGTACTCTCATTTACACGCCAAGGCCTCGTGGAAGGAACACACCTAATGTGATAGCAGCAAAGAGACTTGTGAGATTGAACAAGATATTCGAGAACAATCGTTTAAACGGTCCAGGAAAGGCATTTTTTAAAAATAATAATTCAATCATAAATTCAGGATCTCTATTTAAAAACAACAAAC